CATGGCTTCATGAAGGCTTTTTCCGGCCTGTTGCGCGGCTTCCGCTTCCTGCTTCTGGGCGGCGGCTACATTCTGGGCTTCGGCTTTCAGGCGTTCGCTCTCTGTAGCCAGATTGTTCGTGTCCACACCAGCCTGACGCAGAGCCTGTCCGGTTTCGGACAGGGCTGCGTTCTGCTGGTCGAGTTTTGCGGTGGAGTCATCCAGTTGCTTCTGCTTCGCCAGGATGGCGTTTGCAAGTTCCGCTTCTTCCTTGGAGGTGGATGCGGTAGCATTCTGAAGGTTTTGCAACTGGGACTGATACAGCTCAATCTTCGCCTTCGTCTTGTCGATGGCGCTCTGCTGTTTCTGGTATGAGGAGATATCACCCTGGGTTTTGTTCAGCTGATTGATCTTGTCCTGCAACTGGGTGACGCTGCTTGCCCCCGCAGAGAATGCGGATTGGAAGCTTCCGCCCATGCTGGCGTTCAGCTGGAACATCATTTGATATTCCTTAAATCCGGCCATGGTGAACCTCCTTTCTACGTTTCCTCATTGGCTTTTCGCTTGATCTCGTTATTCGCCCGGATCCATCGGGACAGTTCCTTCAGCGACATGCTGAGCCAGTAATCAATCGGTGTGGAGCAGTTCATGCTCATCTGCAATACCTGCTCCCTCAGCCATTCGCCGCCGTCACCGCCTACCGATCGGATCTCAGCATAAAATTTCTGGCAAGGTTCCGGATATGGTTGAAGTCGCTCAGGTTCATGTTGAAAATATCGTCATAACCGATAGGTTCGTCACACGCCCTGGCGCTGATCCGGACAAGGTATTGCAGATTCAGAGCCGGAGCCACTACGGTCACGCCGAGGGTCTTTTCGATCTCATCCTCCACATCCAGGCTGTCTTTGCCAGTCAGTTTGTCGTAGTCAAAATGCAGTTCCTTGTAAGTGGTTCCCATCTTCTCAATGGGCTTTTTCAGGATCATGATGCGCTTACCAGCGTCTCCCGTTCCCTTATTCTCGGTTTCCGCTTCGTTCTGGGCCTGAGTCAGCTCTTCCTCGCTGATGCCCTGAGTTTTCTTTTCTTCCATGTTTCATTCTCCTTTCATTCGAAAAAACGCCGAGGGAGGGATGCTGTCCCTTCCCTCGGTGTTTGTTTGGCTGATTACTTGCCGAGCGCCTTCCGGACGTCCTTCATGTAATCCACGCCGCCGATATTGCAGATGTAGTTCCAGGGATCGATCTCCCAGAGCTTCTTGCCATCCTTGTATCCGGCGTAGTAGTACACAGAGTACTCACCGGAAGCATCAGCGGCAGAAGCCGGAGCAACGGAGCCGGGCTTGGTGCTCTTCGGGATCACCACCATCACGTACTTGTCAGCAGAGATGGTCTTGGCGATCTTGGAAGTATCCCAGTTCTGCTCCGCAACACGGAGGTCGATGTTGTGACGCTTCGGAGCCATCAGGGAGACAGCCGCATCAGTGGCGCTCCGGAAGTTCAGAGTCAGGCTCATGGCGTCCACCATGCCCATCAGAACCGCTTCAACGTTGCCGGAGATGCCGGCGCCGGTGATGGTCTGAGTCAGGAAGGTGATGTCCGGGAGGGTGGCCTGAGAGATCCCAACAAAGTTTTTGGAATCCTCATAGACCTCAAAATCGATGTACGCTTCAGGCTGCTTCGCCATACTTCATTCCTCCTTCATCAAGAGCCGAGCGCCGCTTCCACGTAGGAAGCGTCATACTCAAGCACAAAGTCCAGTTCCTGCATCGGGGACGGAGGAGTGATGTACACATGGAGTTTGATCTGCCCCGCCATCAGAGCGGTTTCGGGGTTGTCTTCCTCCAGGTACTCCACACGACCGCCGAGGATGTATCCGGAGCCGGTCAGGCCGTTCATCCAGATGTTGGCGGTATCGACAATGGAGTCGATCAGGCGCCGGTTCATTGGAGAATCGACACGATCCCAGAAGGTCCGGATCAGGGTGCAGGTCACCCAGTTGAACATCCGGCGAATCGGAATGAAGTAGTCCTTCACATCCGTGCTTCCGGGGAAGCAGCCGGTGTAGTTGCCCCACAGGCGGAAGCCGCCCATGAAGTTCAGCGCAGTCACAACGCCGCCGTTGTTCAGGATGTTGGCCTGAGCAAGGGTCAGGTTGACTTCCGTGCCGGCAGCAACAACCAGAGAATCAATCTGAATCGCCTGGTTGGAGGGGCTGGCATAGGGAGCACCGAACTCGGAATCGGTCAGCGCCATGCGGCCGGCCACAACCGTGCTCATGTGGAACACCTTGTCACCCAGCTTAGCCAGCGGCCAGCAGGGGATTTCCAGAGCACCGGTCATGTTGTCGGTGTTCTTCTGGGCAATGACTTCGCTGTACTCATCAGCGCCACCGGAAGCGGCGGTGTTGATGTCAACGATGGCCACGGCCGGGAACATGCCGTTGATTCCGGCAGCTTTTGCGGTCATAACCGCAGCCACAGCGGAAGCCTGGGAGAATCCGGGAGCGCAGATCAGATCCGGCACAATGCCGATCTTGGTCATGCACAGCTCGATGTTCTCGATGCCGGCAGCGACAGCCGTTCCGTTGACGGAAGCGGGAGTCACTTCATTGAAGGCGATGTTCAGCTTGGATTCGCTGTAGTGGGTGCTGTCAGGCAGCAGTTCCACAACCAGCTTGCCGTTTTCGTTGAAGTACACGGAATAATCGGTGTCCTTCACGTAGGCAGTGCCGTTGCCGCCCTGGGCCTTGACCACCAGACCGGCGTCATCAATGGCATTGACGGTCAGCTCAACCTTGTGGCCGGAGACATCCTTGTCAGCAGCCGCTACGGCGCTCTTCATGGTAGCGGGATCCAGCAGGTTGCAGAAGATCACGGGGCCGCATCCGTACAGCTTAAACTGGCTGTAGGCAAACTCGCACAGCGGATAGGTGGCCCAGTCTTCCGAGTAGCCGAGCTTGGCCACAAATTCCTGGAAGTTGTTGCACAGGACGGGCTGGCCGGCTTCAGCGGGGTTGTCAGCGGTATGAATCGGGCTCAGACCGATGACGAAGGGAATACCGGTTTCTACGGCAACCGGGGTGCTCACGGCAGTGCCCAGTTCGTTGACGTATACACCATGTTTAGGCATTTTGATTCCTCCTTCACTTCTTCAGCTCGTTCACCAGCCGATGATATTCCGCATACAGCCGGGTGCCGGGCTTAGTCACGTTGATACGATCTTCGGCAATCGTCTTGTCGGAGATCAGCAGAGCCTTGATCCGGGGGTACTTCTCAATCGCAGCATCCAGCTTTCCAACCTCATCGGCGGTGTAAATGCTGGCGTTCTGGATTACGCCCAGGATCGTCGGCCCCAGGTACATGAAAAAAGAAGCCTTCGCTTTCGGGGCTTCCTTCTTCTTCTCGGGAACCTTTTCGGGTTCAGTGGCCTTCTCAGGCTCAGCGGCCTTGACGGCCTTCTCAGCTTTTACAGCCATGGTCTAACCTCTCTTTCCACGGGCGGAAGACTCCACACCGTTACTTGGTCTGCCATGAAGAAAGGCATCGTCTCATCCGGATAAACCAGATCCTGAATCGGATGTTCCTCATCAAAGAGCATCTCGAACGTGTTGTCCAGGATGGGGTTCTTTGTGTAGGAAATCCGCAGCCGTTCAAGCAGGTTCAGAATCATCAGTACGCCTTCCTCGTTGTTGGGATTGTAGACGCACAGCGTAGACCGAACCGTGACCAGGCTGGTCGGTTCTTCTCCGGGATTCCGGTAGAAGTTCGAGTTCAGGACGGAGTTCACGATGTACGGAGCCTTCTCCGTTTCGGACTTCCTGTCAGGCAGCTTTCCCTTGAAGATCTCAACGGGTCGGAGCTCTGACGGTTTGTCCTTTTTCGGTACTGTAGGCATCAGCAAATCCTTGAGATCTTCAGTCTGGCGTACCTTCAAGGCTTCCAGCAGCATGACTCTGTTCATTTGCTTCCCTCCTTACAGCATGCCGAGAATCCGGCTGATCTCATGCTCGATACGGGAATCAAACACTTCGATCATCCGGTTTGTGAGTTTTTCGCTTACGCCATCGTCCTGCATCATGTGGCCCGTGGAAGGACCGTACATCTGTTCCAGAGGAAACCGCTTCCGGCCGACTCTTTCCCAGACGCCATGTGTGCCGTAGACAGCGTTAATGAATGCGGTTCGGAGAGCACCGCCGCCACGCTTCGGGCTGACGGATACGCCGCCCTGCGGTCCGCCTTTGGTTCCCTGGAACTCAATCAGGGGAATGACAGCTCCGGCGAACAGCACAGAGATCGAGGACACGCCGCCGCTTCCACCGCTCATGGTGAAAGAAATATGGCAACGTGACCGGAATGATCCCTGTGTGATGTTGTATGTCTCCGATGCATAACGGGCCGCTTCAGTTTTTCCGGCCTGTGCGGCACGGTTCATAGCGGCACCGATGGCCTGGAAGGCGCCAGACCCGTTGCCAATGCCCTTCAGAATTGCGTTGACTCGGTCCAGTTTCGCCTGGCCAATATCAGCAACTTGAATGCTTGCCATTACTCGTCCAACGCCTCCAGCTCAAGGCGGATCATGCCTTCGTCACAGCTGCTCTCAGCGACATAGAATTCACGCATGAAGCTATCGTCGCTGATGCCGAACTTGGTGCCCTTCTCCGGAACGTTACCATCCAGGGCTGTCAGTTCGCAGTGGAAGACTGTCGAGACAAGGTAGATTCCCTGTCCGTGATCCCGCATCTTGGTTGTTCTGTCCTGCTCCTTCAGCTGACTGATGACGCAGGGCACATCTTTGTAGGTTTCGCCGTCGTACCAGATATCGTGAACCTCTCCGAATTCGTCCAGGTTCAGGAAGATCGGGTTGTCGGCATGCATGGAATCCTTGAAGCTCATTCTTCCACCACATCCTGCGGAGTCAGATCCGGAAGATCATCGTCATCATCGGATACGGGGATGGAAGTCAGGGCTTCGATTACGGATTCCTTACTCCTCATGGTGCCGGAATACACACCGAAGGACTTGGCGATCTCCTTCAGCTCTGCGAAAGAGAGCGTTTCCAGATAAGCCCGATCCATGGTATTGTTTTCCTCATCCACAGGAACGCCTGTTTTTGGCGTCTCCTGGGCGTTCTTACCGCTGGGAGTATTCCCGTTAGGATTTGACGCCACAGGCGGGTTCCCGGGGCCCACAGAGGGCAGGACGGACGTTTCCGCAGCAGAACCTTCTGCGAGATAACGCTTGCCAATTTCCTCGTCGGTTTCGAACTTCTCGCCCGGGACAATCATCCGCACACTGTGGTTCTGCCTGAGCAGAATGACGGTTTTCGCTTTAAGCAGCATAGCGTTCTCCTTTCATGCCGCTATCAGGAAGCGGCAACCACGCCGGCCGCATAGACCCACGGGCTGTAGTTCTGGGGAGCAGCGAAGGGACGGGACTCCAGGACGATCTCCCGGATCTTCCGGCGGCGGTCCACGAACAGGTCAGGCACACGCTTGCCGGTGATGGTCTCGATGTTGCCGTCATCATCCATATGGACAACATGGGCATACATGAGGTGACCGGCGTTCGGAGCGGTGACCATCATGGAGGTGGCCGGGAAGAAGTTCGTCCAGCTGCCGCCGGACAGATACTGCTCGTTGGACACGATCACGTTCAGGTCGTAGCCGTTGAAGTTGATGGTGCCCAGGAAGCTCACGCCATGATACTGGCTCAGAGTCTGGCGGATCCCGCCCTCGGCGATGATGATGCCGCTCTGCTTGTTCACCAGATCACGGAAGTCCTGCATGGACAGGAGGAAGTCACGGACCTTGCGGCCAATGACCAGGTCAACAACCGGCAAACCACGGCGGGTCAGGCTGTCGCACATTCCCTCAATGTCTGCGCAGACATCGGCAAAGGTGGTGGTGTTGTCCCACTGGGTGATGGAAGCAGCGCCGTCGTTGCCGTTGAGTGCGTCATAGAAGAGCACGGAAGCGACATTGCCGACGGTGTTGGCATCAGCCATCTCATTGACGGTGAAGCCGTTGTTGATCATGACATCAACGCACAGCTTTTCCTCTGTCCGGGTGAACCGACGCTCGAGCAGGGCCAGATCCTCACGGACCAGACCGGCAGCACGTTCTTCTTCGGTGCTCTGGGACAGGATGGCTTCGCCGAATCCACGCTGTTTCAGCTGATCGGCGGTCAGGTTCCGAGACTGCTTGATGCAGACCGGAGCGTAGTCATGGATCTCATAGCCCCCACGCTTCACGTTGATCGGATCAGCGTCAATCATCATAAAGGGAGCCATGCCGTTCTCACCGTCACGGTACTCGACCAGGACTTTGTCGGCGGCAAAGATATCGCCGGCGCCGGTCGGGAAATACCGATCACGGAAGAAAGTCGTTACAGGGGACAGACCTTCCCAGAGACCTGCCATATAGTAGGTGTCCAGGATATTGACATTCAGGCTCGGCATTTTTCCTTACCTCCTTATTACAGTTCCTGAGAAGCGCCCAGGAGGATGCCCTTCTTCCGGAGTTCATCCTTGTCCGCTTCGGTGATGGTGTAGCCGGTGGCCACGATCAGCGCATCAGCGTTGAAGTTGCCGGAGACAAACACCAGGACATTCTCATCGTTGGACGTGCCAACGACGGTCTCATTGACCAGCACGCAGTCAGCGTTTCCGCCGCCGGTGCTGTACTTGATGGCGATGGCAGCGGCGTTCGCCGGGGCCGTGTCAAAGAGGATCTCGCCGGTCACGGGGTTGTAGCTGTATGCGGTCACCGCAGTGCCGCCAACCTTAACCTCGGTCAGCCGAGAAGAAGGATCGCCGCCAGCGATGACGGAGAACTTCTTGGTGCTGCCGTCTCCGGTGCCGGAGTACGTTCCGGTTGTGTCAACGTCGGAGCCAAGCAGATACA